TTTTGTCCGACAATTTGTTCCCAGTTATTGAAGTCTTAAAAGATGTGTTTAAAGTACCTGGATTTATGCCTTCCGGTATGTATGGAACAGCTGAATTAAATTCTTTGGTAGGAATTTTTATAGCCAATTATGTATATTATGAATGCGTAGGTTGGGACAAAGAAGATTTCTGGGATAAAGTATGGCCATTGACTTATGGCGATGACGTCCTGATGGCAGTGAAAGAAGACGTGTCAGAGAAATTTAATACATTGACTTACCGTGAGGTAGTTGAAGATCAAATTGGAATGACTTTCACAGCATCGGACAAGGGAGAGGTTTCTGAAATTTTTATTGCACCTGAACGTGCTTCATTTTTAAAACGTACTTTTTCATATCACCCTGTTCTGAACAGAACAGTTGCCAAATTGGAGCTGAGTTCTATATATAAGACTTTGGAATGGCGTTTACCCTCCGATGCAATTACTGAAACAGACCAGGTATATTACATTATTCAATCTTGTTTATTTGAGTTAGTGTTATGGACAACTAAGGAAGAGTACGACGCTTTTGCTAAGCGATTGGCAAGAATTTATGCGGACCATTATAAGTGTTCAGAGAAGGAATTTTACTTGAAATTGTTCAAATATGACGATGTCATAGAGAATTTAATGGCCCCTTTTAGAAAGCCCGTCGGGGAGGAAGACGGTTCCCGTCGTGTTGATTTACAATAACTTGTGAATGACACAAACTACGAATGATTGCTCGCGGCGGTGAAAATGCGTGTCACCATTTATAGAATGTTTTAGTCGGCATCTATATCTTACAACGGCTAGCTTTGAGAAAATCTTTATATTACCCCCCCTTAAGTGTCGAAGAACCTTTGTCACAAGATGACATAAAATCTCAACTTGATTCTTTGAATCATTTTAATACCCCTTATGAAATTCTGCGTAAGACAAATATGTATCATGCAGATATGGCCTATCGTAGTGAAGTGGATAAGTATTTTAAACTTTATCACAAATACCTAGCTATGATAGAGACAGATAAGTATGTACAACGTTTAGCAGAACGCAAACAAATTTTAGCGTTTACTGAGTCGGGCGATATGGAGGATATGCCTAATTCAAGTGAAATAGAACAGAAGGAAACATTG